CCGTCAAGTTTAGAAACTCTTACAGCTCCGATAGGACCTTCAAAAGGAGCTCCAGATAACATTAATGCACAAGATGCTCCTAACATTGCCAGTGTATCAGGCTGGTTTTGCTGATCATAGCTGAATAACTGTGCAACAATCTGAATATCGTTTCTATATCCTTTTGGGAAAAGCGGTCTTATAGGTCTGTCGATAAGACGTGATACAAGTATAGCCTTGTCGCTTGCTTTACCTTCTGAACGGTTATATCCACCAGGTATGCGGCCTATTGAAGACATTCTTTCTTCATAATCAATAAGTAATGGGAAAAAGTCTATCCCGACTCTTGGTTCTTTGCTTACAACACAATGAACAAAAAGCATTGTATCTCCGCATCTTACGGTAACACTGCCATTTGTTGATTGAGCGTATTTACCTGTTTCTACAGTGACGGTCTTGCCGCCGATTTCTAACTGAAAACTTTTTGTTTCCGGTACCATTTTTCCTTCTTTCTCCGGCTACTCGAAAGCCGGATGCTTCCATTAAATTATACTAAAATTTTCCATTAAAATTATAGTATAAAAATGAAGAATACGCAAAAAAAGGAATTTTTAATTTTATTTTTCAATAACCGGTTGAATATCAAGTTTTGAGAATGTTCTGTTTGCTTTCGCAAATTTGTAAGTACCAGGAGGGGTTGTGGCTGCAAGCGATGCTGCAAAACCTGCTGATATACCTGCGATAATGCCTGCAACAGTTGATAAAACTCTCTTTGCGGTGGATAAATTTTTTATACAGGCTATTGGTATTGTTGCGCCGATAATACCACCGGTGCCGACTATTACACGTGACAGAGTTCTTCGCTTTTTAATATCTTCTTCGGACGAATTTTCAATAACAAATTTTTGAATTTTAGGTGCAGTATCCATTATATCTTTGTAAGCAGACTCAAATTTATCTGATTCTGTCTGAGGTACGCTTAATTTACCTGTTTCTTCTCCGTTAGAATCAATGACTCTGTATACAGTTCTTCCGTTTGGAGTCATACCTATCTTTTGTATATTTCCATACGAATTTTGCTTGAAACCGGATGAACCGATGTTAAACATATCAACCATAAATTACACCTTCACACTTCTTTTCCATTATATAAATAAACAATTCAAATCGCAATAATTTGCTAGTATGTAAAGGAATGTAAAGGTGTATTTATTATTTAGTCAGCATAGCAGTTTAAAGAGCTGCAGCCTCTCAATTTATTAAGAGCTCTCATTTCAGTTTGTCTGATGCATTCTTTAGTTACGCCGAACATTTTACCAATATCTTCAAGAGTCGTTCTTGCAAAATTCTCAAGCCCGAATCTCATTTTGATAACACTTTGTTCGCGTTCTTTTAGTGTAGAAACCACATTTGCGATTTCTTTTTTTAGTTCTTCATACTGAATTGAAGCTTCAACACTGGTAGTTTCATCTTCTAAAACGTCTGCAACATTAAGTTCGCTGCCGTTTTTTGCATCAAAACTGCCTTCAATTGAAACAGTAGTAGTGTAAGCTGATAAGTAGGTATCGACTTTTTCAGGTTCAAGATTCATTTTTTGAGCAACATCTTTATTTGTAACCTGACAATTATAAGCTCTTTCCATTTCAGCTTTTACTTTTGAAAACTTAGATAATGTTTCCTGTATATAAACCGGAATTTTCATGCAGTGAGATTGTTCAGAAATAGCTTTGAACATTGCCTGTTTTATCCACCAGCTTGCGTAAGTTGAAAATCTGTATCCTAAATCAGGGTTAAACTTTTCAACTGCAATCATCAAACCTAAATTACCTTCCTGAATTAAATCCACCATAGGTAATTTTGATACATGGATGGCTTTTCTTGCAATTGTCAAAACGAGTTTTAAATTGGATTGAACCAGAATTTTCTTAGCTTCTTCGTCGTTAATAAGCTCTTTGATTTTCGTTTTCAGACGTGAGATCGTCTTCGTATCGCTTTTCTTGATCAGCAGGCTCGCCGAATAACGCATACGGCCACTTAAATCTTCTTTTGGCGCCCAGATGTTCGCATATGATAACCTAACCAAACCGGTAACAAATTTAATGCTTTTCATTGTGTTTTCTCCTATTCTTTATAAAAGACTTTCGTCAAAATCATTTTTAATGTTTGCTATTTCTAATGCCTGCCGCTTGTCATCTGCAGAGACCAGCGTCGGTTTGCCTGGTGGTTTCTCAATCACTTCCGACATTAACTCGCCGAACATTTTCTTTCCGCAGAGCTTTTCTAAGTCGGTGATTGACCGTAGTGTTTGCGGTTTGTAGATTTCTTCGGCGCTAAAGCCAGCGTTCAAAAGATTGTTCGCTGCGATAACGTCATCTGTGATCTTCCGGTTGCTGCGGCCTTCCACAAGCTTCATTCCGGGCCAGTCGTAGCCGTCAAGCGCTTTCCCGAGTGCATATGCTTCCAGACCGTCCAGCCAAGTTTTGATGTTTTTAGCACGAAGCAGGATGTCAGAAATTTCAAAGTCTTCCAGCTCTGCCGTCTGCAGATCTTCTTTCACGTTTTTTAGTTCATATTCCGCGTGCGCTCTGCAGGTGTTCCTTGCTTTACAGAATCGGCAGTGATTGCCTGCGCAGAACTCGCCCCTACCGGCAAAAGCAATTTTTGCCTTCTTTTTTACTTCTTCGCCCCACGTAAGCAGGTCATCAACCGAGATGGTTTCAGTCGAAACGCTGTCAAGCCGAGGTTGTACGATGGTCATCCTGACCTCATCGGCTCCGTACAGATAACCGAACGCTTCGTACATGCCAAGAGCGTACAGCCGCATCTGGCTGTTGTTGACAGCGGAGACCGGGACACCCTTGCCGTACTTGAGATCAACGATTTCAAAGTACTTGTCCGACACCATCACCATATCGCCTGTGCCAAAACCTTCCGGTACCCAGCGGGAGAAGTCCAGCCGCTGTTCAACTCTGATCTGTGCGTCCGGGGAAGCCGTTCTTGCTTCATTGATCTTTTCGACGCATATGTTGACGTAAGCTTGCACAGCCTCCTGCATTTCTGCGTTGTCGTTTACCACAACGGCAGTCTTACCGGTCTTCAGAAACAGATTCAGAAAGCGTTCGGCGTAAGCGTGTGCCAGTGTGCCCTCTTCCGCATACGGACTCGACGCGTCCGGAAACTTCCGCTCCAACCTCGCCGATGGCGTGCAGTGCAGCCATCGTGAACTGGCGGATGCGCTTAATATTGCATGCGCCATTAGATCTGTACCATCGCTTTAAATTCGGCCAAATCGGCAGGCTTGAGTTCGGTTACTTTAGCGAGTCCTTTATCTTTCAAGAACTGTTTGATTCGTTCTTTGCCGTCGGAAACCTTATGCGTATACTCAGCGCAAAGCGTACGCAATTCAGTCTTCTGGTCTTCCGTCAGTTCATTTGCAGCTGTCGCTTTCGGCGGTTCTTCTTTTACGGGCTCTGCTTTCTTTGCCTTAGGCGCCTTGACTTCTTTAACCTGCGGAGCGGTAACTGTAACGCTTTCCGGTGTGACTGTTACTGTGTTTTTGACAGGTTCGTTTAAGAGGCCTTTCAACTGTGCTTTCAGTTCTGCTACGTCTGTTACGTCGATTTCAATTCTGATCATTTTATTATCTCCTTTACGTGTGTTATAATAATTTAGAGTATTTTTGTTTTTGCCGTTCGACTGTTCCAGCAGCCGGACGGTTTTTTACATGTGCCGACAATCAATTTGCATCACCACCTTTCATTTTTTCTGCCGTATCGGTGCTATTATCCCGGCAAGTTCTCCGTTTTCGTAGATGTAAAAATGGGATATCTCAGCCTTCGGATTTACTTTAATTTCGGCATCCTTGTCAAAATACTCGAGAAATGTTTCGCAGATAAAATGTGCATAGTCCTCTCCGTTTGCCGTTTTTAGCAGACAGGCTTTAGTCTTTTTGTTTATGATCGTATCGGTAGGGAACACGGTGCTGAGCTCGCTTTTTGGAAGCAGATAACCTACACTGTCTAAGCGCGCCCATGTTCTTAGAGCAAATATGTTTTTGTCCTTCGGCAGAAAACATAAGCAAGAATTGTTGATGAACAAACCGTCTTTCCCGCCATCCTCGCCGATATGCATGGGTAGCGGCTGTCCTTTTAAGAGTGTTTTGATCGCTTGCGAATAGATCTTTTTATAATTCATCTTTTGATATAAACCTCCTTGTGCTGTCTTCCAAATTCGATAGCGTCCTCATAACTTTCCATGAAAATATCGATACAATTATCTATGCCGCAGCGGTCGTTTACGATGTATTCCACGCCGTCGATAACGACGACTGTACCGAATGGTAGGAAGTTGCAAGCTATCCCACCAACATGGACAGTTTCGCCCGTTGCGGTGATGGTACCGCAGTCATACGGTGTATAAGCGCTGCACTCTGCGATGAGCCATTCCGCATGCGCCGCGAAGGGCGCTAACAATGTGAATAAAATAGTTAATAGTCTTCTCCGCATTCATACATCTCCTCTCTATAATTCATGGCCTCGACAGCTGCCTTTAGTGTTTCTAAGTGATTCGATAGCATTTCAAAGAAATCCGTAGCAGCTATCACTTTTTCTTTCTGTTCAACAGACAGGCAGCTTTCGAAATCTTTAAAATATCCACAGAGTATATTTTCTCCACTGCGTGTGATAGAGACTACCCGTTCTAAATCTTCAGTATCGACGTCTCCTCTACAAGCCATCTTTATTTCATCTCCTTTACTCTGATAACGATTTCTGTCCCCGGCTGAACATTGCCGGGATCGTTGATGCGGTTTTCTTTCAGTGCGTTGTAGACCAGCTCCTGCATGTGGTCCTTATCACTAGCGACCCTTGCGCAAGCGTCCCACACACTTTCACCGTTTCGGAGTGTTACTTTGTACGAAATTAACTGCGGCTCGGGTTCAGCGGTGTACCCCGCCAATAGCGCCGTGGCCATCAACAGCACCGTGAAAATGAGTGGTTTACTCATGCTCTTTGTCTCCGCCTTTCTCGAATTGCCGCCAGGATTGCCGACCCCGCCGGCATGCCTTCCCGGGCGGCCGCCATCTTTCCCATATACTCCCGCAGCTGCTGCGTTGGAATGATCATCTTTCGCCCAATCTTGAACGCGGGAAAGTCCGGACGCTCTTCCGCCCAGCAGTGAAGCTGTTGATATCCGATGCCCGTGATTTCGGATGCTTCTTTCAAAGTCAATCCCATTTTTTCCATTTTCATTTCTCCTTTCGTTTATTTTTTTTTGCGTGTGGTGGTTGTTACAAATGCTATGTTCCCGTCGTTGTAAAACTGCTAGGCGCTTAACCCACCGCATAGCAGCCGGAACACCTCTCTGCCCTTTGGCGTGATAAGAACCTGCACACCACTCCAGGCGGTTTTTTCGTTATAACACTCCTTGACTTCAAATAATCCATCACCCTTGCCTGCATATGGCATCAGCTTTCCCTTTTTGTCGCGATAAACATATTTTTTCTCCAAAAGGAAATTGACAAATGCTTTCTGCCCTATGCCAAGCTGTTTGGCGGTTTCGCGGAAGTTGGTCAATAGGTTCCTGTCGACAAGCTCGTCGAAGTAATCTGCCTTCGGACGCATGATGGTGTTGGAGACCGTAAGTTCGCTGTTTGTGACTTCCAGATTCTGAATGCGGAGTTGCTGCTGTTCGATAGTACGTTTCCCAATCAGCAGAGCCTTTGCCATGATTTCCTCATCAGACATTTCCTTCGCCCCGGAGATATATCCACCGGTCTTTCTGATTGCCGGAATGACTTCGTGAGTAATCCACCGTTTGAACTCTTTAGCTTCCGGCTTGCGACTTGAGAGTACTAAACTGTACAGTCCATATTCATTGCCCGCCGATAAACTTTGTTGACCTCCAGGGGTGTCCATTTCAACCGACCCCCTTTCGTCTTCTTCAAGTCTTGATACAGCATCTCTGTACTTCCCGATTGATAGACACTCGCATACATCTCTTGCTATGAGCCACGGTTCTCCATTCTGATAAACCGTTCGCACCATTCCGAATTTTTCGTTGTTAAAAATTTGTAAATTATTCATTTTCATACTCCTTTCTGTTTTTGCACGGTTTTCCGTATTTTCCGTGTAAAAAAAATACGCATAATTTCATCTCCTGACAACTCGTACTCCCGTACCACGGCATCGATTTCATCTTGCTTAAATGCCGTTTTACCAGAAAGGCGATCGTATAATGCAGTGATTCCTATTCCGATAAAATCTGCAAAATTTTGGTTTGACCCGAATCGTTCTTTTATGAATCCACGAAGGTACGCATAGTCGTAATCCATCATCAAAGTTCACACCTCCTTTTTTATATTTTGCACGGTTTTCCGTGCTTATGCAAATATCATAGCACG